AGTGCGTGACCAGCATCAATATGCCTATCTCCGGGTACAGAGTCTTTAAGTTCTCGAATGCTTTTGGGAGACGACGCCATTACTTCTTCTTCAGTCAACCCCGAATTAACTACATCATAAACACGCGGTTGGTACATTTCATGTAGATAGTCTACAAGTTCTTGTTTTCGGTACTTTTCTAATTTACTTACTCCGCGTAAATCTGACGCTCCCCCGTAAACACTTTCATCACTATTTTCAGGAATAAACTTTGTATAGTTGTTAGTGTTTATGTATGCTTGACCTCTTATAACTTGGTCAGCCATATCATCTATAATAAATGCAAAATTATCTTCAATATTTTTTCTTGATTGACTGTTTTCTGGATATGCGTCTTCTAACTGCATACCAAAAGAAAGTTTCCGCACATCATCTGCATACTTAAATAGTTTGTCTTCAAGGTCTTGATAGCCCTGAAGAGCTTTTTCTGTTAAATTTTTAGGTTCAAACAGTTTAAATCTATTGCTAACTTTACGATCAACAAAAGGTTCGGTAAAGTGACGTTTATTTTTTTCCTCTACTGAGTCTTCTACTGTCGATGAAGACTCAGTTAATTCACCTATTGGTAAAGTAGACAAATCACTTAAAAGTTTGCTATTGTCGTCTGCCCGACCCCCTACTTGTATGGCGTAATCAGAAGGACCATCTTTTGCTTTATTTAGTAAGACTTCATCACCGGCTGTTTCCCAGTTTCCTGCTTCAATTGCCTTAATCATATTTGGAAATTTTTTGTAAAAGCTCTTTCCTATATTAAAATACATATCAACAAGAGGTTCTCTAGCATATTCGTAATTAGAGTTAGTTTCAGCCCGTTCACTTACCCAATCATTTGCTTCTTGTAAGCGTTTCTGATGATGCTCTATATAATCTACTGGTAAAACACGTTCTAAGTATTTTAATGGGTGATCGTTTGGTAAAGCGTCTTGATTTATGCCCCCAATAGTTCGACGGGGGGGGTCTGCATTATCCTTGTAGGATACAAGAAAATGTCCATCATAAACTACTTGCCCATCAACTTTATGCTCTTTATCACCCTTAATAATGTTTGCTGTAGCTTGTGGATCACCGCCACCCATTTCAAATTGAAATGTTCTGTCGTTAGCTAATGTTTCTCTTGCGTCTAAGTCTTCTTGTAATCTTTGTGATGCAGCAGCTATTTTGCCTTCTGTATTTATCTGTTCTTCGGGAGAATTTACTTTTTTTCCATCCGCTAACCCAACCCTAGACTTTTTTTTTGAGCCGACGATATTTCCTGCTGCATCCCCGATAAAAGAGGGCTGCTGTGAAAAGGGGTTGTCAAGAGAAAAACCATAAGGATTGCTAATAGCCATATTAGGCTGTTGCTGTGGTGACATTGGTTGACCAATGAACCCTCCTTCTTGTTTTTGTTCAGTAACACTGGGCGGAAGCATTGGTGGTTTTTGAGGCTCTTGGGGTTCTGGTTTGCCAAGAAGAGCATCAACACTTTCGTTAGTAGGTATCATTGGTCCGCCAAGAAATGTGTCTGTAAACCAGTTAACAAAAGCATCTTTAGCTTTAGAAATAGGGCCACCATCTGCCATGCCCATCATAGCCATCGCTTGCTGTTCCGACTGCACAGGTGCAGAAGCAGGTGCTGCCGCTTGCTGTGGTGTTTCTGGAGGCATCTGTAGCCCCATAAAGGTTTCCTGTGGCTGCGGCTGTGGCTGCTGTTGCTGCGCCTCTGCTTCCTTCTTTTGGGCTTCCTCCTGTTTCTTGCGATATTCCAGCCCACGTTCGTTCATATCTTCAAGTTTCTTGATGCCAATTTTTTCAGCTACTTCTGGAGGAATAACATACTCACCATTGGAAATAGCAACAGGAACATCGTCTTCTGGATTAGGGTCTTCCATGCTGATCTGAACACCTTCTTTCAGAAGATCACGAACAGCGTTGTTAATAAGATCATTGATTGTTTTTGTGCCGTGGTATTCAATTGAAGCGGCATTAAGAACAAAAGAACCCTCTGGCAGCTTTGTAGGAACACCATCGTCGGTAGGACCACCGCCACCGGGAACATCTACCATGCCAACAGGAGCGCCATTGATAACATCACCGGCAACTGCTTCTGGTGGCATGTTGCCTTCGCCATCGACAGGTACAGGACCGCCCTCTTGAAAATTAATGGGCTGTTCTTCCATAAAAGATGCGGAAGGTTGTTCTGCTTTAGCCCTACGTTCAACTGCTGATTTAACTAATCTAGGAGTTTCAGAATAAGGTCGTTGTTCTGGGTCTTCTTTTACTGCCTTCATTCTTTCTTTTTCTTCCTCAGAACCCGCTTTAAAGTCTCCTGCAAAAGCATCACGAGAACCATAAACTCCCATTTTTGGATCAATAGACCCAACAATTTCCTTAACTATCGGATCAAGCTTGTCATAATTCTTAACAGCGTAGTTACCCGCAAAACGTCCGGTGTTGCCGCCCAGCATCATAAGAGCCTTATGCTCTGCACTGCCCGCAACCGATCCAAACTCAGGAGCGCCAGTACCACGACCCTCAAGGATCATCTTGAGTGCTTGGCGCACTTTGTTGTCATCCTCGCCGGAACCTGACTCGCGGAGAGGGTTGTAAGACATATCAGGTAACATTATTATTCCTTTATGTTTAGTCTAAGCCAAAATCTGCTGTTGAACCGCTGTAGCCGAGGCCCATGTCTGAACCGCCGCCGCCGTCACCACCGCCGTCACCACCGCCGTCAGAAATACTGGGATCAATACCGGGGTCAATACCTAGAAAAGATTGAGAACTGGGAGGAGTAGAAGTGGCAGCAGGAGTATACCCCGGAGCGCCAGCACTGCCATACCCGCCGCCTTGAGGACCAAACTCAGACTCATTGATTTGTGCAGCCGTAGGGGGTGTATTAACATCACCAGTAAGACTATAATTAAAGACACTATCTACATAGGCCCGCTTCCCTTTTGCAGCAGCAACAGCTGCTTTGGCAGCTTGTGAGAAAGGCAGCGACCTGCCGCCCAGTATAGAATACTCTTGCGCCGCAGCAGTTTCCGCCGCAGTCTCTTGGTCCGAATAAAATTGTCCCATTGGTGTTTGAGGATCATACGGATCAATCCCAAAATTCTCAGCAAACTCTTCATTGGCAGCTTCAATTACATCGTTTTCTTCTTCATCTGCTTCTATCGGTGTAATACGATATAAATGCTCTCTAAAATCACCAATAGGAGCAGCGCCTGTTTCGGCGTACCTTTCAAAAACATTTGGAACCTGCGCGGCAGTAGTTCCTTGTTGTTCTAGTTGCTGGCCTACGCCAACCTGTGCAATATCTGTTGGTGTTGAAACAACACCGGGAATAGGTTGCATAGTAGAGGGAAGAATATCGTATCCGGGGGCTTGCTGTTGCTGTGCTGCCTGACGACGACGACGACGAGGCAGAAGAGGATCAAGCCCCAACTGTCTTGTTCCTAAAGAAATTTGCCCTGCTGTTGTTTCATCATCCAAAAATGACATTATTTATTCCTCTGCATTTCCTCGTAGTTATTCCGCAGCTTCATCAAGGTTTCCAGTAAAGCCAGCTTCCCCTGCAACCGGCGCATTTCCAATTCCGATGTTTCCGCCACCAACGCCCGAGACATCTTCTGGGTTTGCTCCAACAGGTACTCCTCCAGCGCCATCCATGCTGTCGGGTTGTTGACCAGCGGCCCCAGCCGGTGGAATGCCGTCTTCTCTAGGCTGTTGTTGCTCATTCAAACCTCTTAATACATCTGCAAAAATAGCTGCTTCATTTACGTCATTAACCAACTCATTCGGATCAATGTCCTGTGAGATTGCAAGTTCACGAATAAGATTTGGAATCTTAACAAACGGCGCAAGCATTGGGTTGGCAACCGTCTGGAGTAGAGTAACAAGACGCTGTGTGCGAACTTCTTTCTGCATAACAGCGGAAGTTCCGCGCGGTTTAATTTCAAGATCGCCTTCAATTTCGGGCTGTTCTTCATTGAACTGCATGTTCCATTGGAAGTATGCTTCACCCATTGGCTTCAGAAGGTAATCGTCAATATTCTTAATAACAGACTTGATAGAGAGTGTCGAAGAACTCATCAACATCGAAAGGCCGGAAGCAGTACGGCCTGTGCCTGATACGCCTGTTTGCCCATGCATGATGCTAGGAATGCCTGTTTCTTCATCAGCAAGCTGGCGGGCTTTGTCATACATCTGGGCATTGGCAGGTGCGGTGTTAGGAAAGTTGATTGCATTGATTGCAGTGCCTGTAACACCAGACTGACGGCGGAACACTTTGCCGGGATAAATATCGTAGTTCTGACCGGGAACAAGCATAGCCTCATCAATGTCAAACACCACATTGCCAGCAAGGGCAAGGTTGTCAATAGCCATACGAATGTGGCCGTTCATTAGAAGCTGGGCATCTTCCATATTTTCTGCAATGCCAACACCAAACATTTGATAGGGATTGACTTCATATGGAAAAACCTGATATGGAATACGTTCAGGAGTAAATGGGTTGATTACAAAACGAAGTACCTTGTTGCCTGAAATCCAAGCATTTACTTGGAACGAGGAAAGTTCCTCCATACCTTCAAACATTTCAAGACCAGCTTCTTTAGCAAGCGCAGCATCCAGCGTACCCCAATATTCAAGAACTTCATAACGAGACTCAGAATAAATAGGATCATTTTGATCTGACTGAAGTTGATTTTCAAAATACTTTTCCTCATAGTTAGGGCCATCTCCAAGGAGTTCTTCAATAACTTCATGATTAAAATAAGGTTCATCTTTAAGTTTACGAAGCTGTTGCCTGTTTAGTTTGTGACGTTCAATGGCATACTCAGCTTCATCAACTGTTGTGGCGTTAGGATCAGGGTAAAAATTCCAACAAGAAATGTGTGAAATAGAAGGCTTGCTTTTGTAGATAGGCTTGTAGGTTCGCCCGACTTCACCATAACTCCAGCGGGGAATAGTTTTTTCGTATGTAAATGGTCCCTTGACAATACCTGTGCCCAGCAAACAACACTCAAAAATAGATTTGCGTAGCTTCTTTACAGCATCCGTATCAAGTAGCTGATCATGGATTGTCTTTTCCATGTTGGCTGCTGCAAGATCAGCGGGCTTAATCTGTGGCTGGCCCATTTTGCCGGGGCCGGGAACAAGATTGTCGCTGTCGTATTCAGGGCCAAGATTACGAGTTACAGGATTACTTCCTGCCATAAGAGCAGTTGCTGATGTTGCACCGGGAAGAAGTTCCATGCCATCTTCAGGAAAACCAAAAGGGCTTTCAATCTGTTGCTCTTGTGGCAACTTTAGATGTGCAAATTCAGGAATGCCTTCAGGATTTGGTGTTGACTCAACAACAATAGGAAACTTTTTATTAGCAAAAAGAATATCGCTAATTTGTCCTACGGCTGCAAGAACCTTTACCTTGGTAATCTTAATAAACACACGAGAGCGTTCGCTCTCACGTAGGCTATCATTATTCTGATTGTTTGACAGTCCTCGATAGTTTTTATAAGCTTTTAGCCACCGTTGTTCATCAGAATAGCGACCGTCTTCTGCATCTTTAAATTTTGCACGAACATGACCAACAAGCCCGCTCAACATAGTTGAACTTGCTTCTTCGGACACACGGACATCAATAGCAAGGTCTGTATTCTTGCCGTTGATGTCCTTTTCATCAGTTTCGAGGAATGCCATAGTAAAACTTAGTAGTCTTTCTCGTCTGCCATCCGCATAAATTCAGACTGAACTGTTGGGTGCATTTGCTTCTTTGGTGCCATAACTTCGTATGGACCTTCGCGCTTAACCATGCCAGCAAAGTCTTCCATCTTGCCACGCATAAGCTTGCTTTCTGCGGCAGGATTTAGATCACCCTGCATAATCTTCATTTTGTCATTAAATTCCATTGTAGTGTTCCTTATCTTTGTTGTTGTCGTTGTTCCATCAGCTTTTGCATCTGGTTTTTAAACGCCATGCTACGTTGTAGGTCTTCTTGCATGGCCGCTCCCTGTTTCAACGGCGCTTCTCGTTGTGCTACAAGTTCTTCGTAATCTTGAACAGTACGAAGAGGAGATTCACTACGATACATTTGCAACCGCTGTGCCGTTGGATCACCTCCTTTAATCAACTCGTCTAGTTTTTCTCGATCAATATCGCCAGCCTCATTCTGAAGCTGAACAGCTAAATCCCGTAATTGTCGTGCTTCACCTAAACCAATATTTTCTGGGGATAAACCAACAGGTGTTGGCTTCATTACATATTCAAGTGCTTCTGCGCCTTTAGCCGCAAAACCAGCAGCACCGCCCGCAAGAACAGGTAAAGCACCTTTAAGTAATTTTCCACGATTTTTCATAAAAGCTTCAACAAGCTGCTGTGGAAT